AATTAATAAAAATTGTTGATTAACATGCGTTATTTATATATTTTCACTTTGTTTGACCCTGCGTCTGGCAGGCCGCGCTGTACCGGTATTCGGGCCGGTTCTAAAACTATTATTAAAGATCTATATCGCCCCGGTGCTGGCAAGACTTATCGCGCAATAGCAGATGCGAGAAAAGAAATAAAGAAAATAATATTAGAAACTAATAAGAATAATAAACCAATAGTGATATCAGACTTTAAGTCACATATAAAACAATTTGAATTGCCTTTGCTGCATTCTCAATACGATGTTTATGATGTTCATCTGCCAGATATAAAGCCTAGCAAAAACCAAGCTAAAGACAACGTTATTGTTAGGTCTGATTTAGATAAAATGCAAAAGGTTAATGTTAAAGAATATCACAAGATATTGGCCAATGCGTCTGTGGTTTATCAAAGTATGGAAAACAACGGTGTGTTGCATGGATTTGTCCATGCGTATCCCAAATGGTCGTTAAAGACATATTCCGGGAGAAGCAAGACTACTGGTTTTAATATTCAAGGTACAACTAACAATGACCACATTACTGCTGTGGGCGCAAGTGAAAATTCGGTGTTTATTCATTTTGATTGGGTCTGCGCGGATATTAGGGTTGCTTCTTTATTGTCGAATGACCCAGAGTTAATATCGTCTTTTGAATTGTCAGATCCATATGCTTATATGCGTGATAAAATAACTCACGCTGGTGAGATAAGTAGGGACGAGTGTAAATTGATGTTATTAAAGGCAATAAATTCTATGAATTTTAGGAGTGTGGCTCTTAGTGGTGTTTATTGTGTACTTGGAGAATGGATAGCTAATTGTAGGGACAGAATTAAAAAAGATGGTGGGTCTTTAGAAACCATTTTAGGACGTAAATTCAAAAGAAAGTATGCTAAAAATGAATTGGCCGTATTAAACGGGGCAATGCAGGGGTCTGTGGTTCATGCCATGCAATTGGCTATTAGAAAAATATGGGAGATTTTAGATGATAAATTAATCGCAGAAGTACATGATTCTCTTGTAATTGTGGTAGAAAATGACCCTAAGAAAATTAGACATGTGATAGATACGGTGGTTCCGATAATGTTGAATCCATTTGACGGTGTGTTAGAACAAAATCCAAAATTTCCATTAAGCATAAGCATTGGTAAAAAATGGAAAAAGTGGAAATTGTTGGGAAAACACACATGAAAAAAGTAAAACTCAAGGATAAAAAAAGAAATAAAAAAAGACAGCGTAATTCGGCTAAATCTGTAAAACGTAGGCAGAAACGGAAGAGAAAAATAGCGAAAAATAAATCAAAAAAGAGGTCTTCTTTACATGAAGAAATAATTGTAAGTCAAGTTAATGAAATGAGGAGGCCCACGTTTGATAGAAATGCCTTTGGCTCTTCTGCCCCAATAATTAGCGAAAATATCCAGAATGTATTAGAAAAGGAAGAAGGGTTTAACAAATCGGCCTGGGGTCCACCAGTAGATGAATAAAAGTGAAGTTCCTAAATGGGTTAGCGAGCATTTGCCGTCAGAGTTGGCAGATTCGACTTTGTTTAGGTTTAAAGTGACTCTGCCGAATGGTTTGTCAACGGAAGTTAGTATGCTTCCGGACATTGATGTTGATTATGATATTCTTGAACAACAACTTCAAGATATTCCAGCACAATATACCTATTGGGCCGCATTATACTCAGAAATGAAATCAATGGTGGCTGTTGCAGAAAGAAAGGTTAAAGCAAGAAAAGGAGAATGTATTGAAGAAGTATTAGAATCATTTAAAAAGGAGGGCTTGAAGCCACCGTCTGTTGAGCAAGTTAAATCAATTGCTGAAAAAGACAAGGAGCTGCAGAAACTAGATGTAAAGCTTGCATTAATTCAAAAGCATGTTGGTAAAATGTGGCACATGGTAGAAGCATTAAAGCTTAAAGCAGAAGTGTTAAGATCATTAGCCGGATTTAAAAGACAAGAAAGATTAGAAAGTTAGGAGTAACGAAAATGGCGTATGACGTAGAAGCAATTCGTAAGAAACTACAAAAGTCGATGTCGGGCAAGTTTAATGACCCCGATATGTTTAAACCTGAAAAGGCTCAAGATGGCTCAACGGCGATTAAATATCGTCTTTTTATTTTGCCGCCTTTAATGAAAGGTGATGATACAAAAAGTGGTCCTGCGATAAAGAGCATGGATCAGTTTTTTGCGACACATGGGAATCATTGGATAAATGATCGCCCGCATCCGTGCCCCCGGATTTTCGGCGGCGATGATTGCCCAATTTGCAAATTTGGGTTTGACTTATTGCGGGATGAAAAGAATCCCGATAAAAGGCGGCTAATTGTCCAACAATGGATGCCACAATCATATTATATGGTTAATATCTATTTCCCAAATGTAAAAACCAATCCGGAAGATTTACGTGGGAAAGTAAGATTTTTTAATGCTTCCAAAACGTGTTTTGATCAATGGACAACGTGTTTATTGCGAGATGATGCTGGTGATTCTGATGATCCGGAAGCATATGGCGTGTTCTTTGATGAGAACAAAGCGTTTTGTTATCAACTAGAAGTATTAAAATCTGGTAGAAACAATAGCTATAAGACCAGCAAATTCCTGCCAAATGGCGGTGAACCTATGGCTATTATCAAGAATAAAGATGGCTCTCCAAACGAAGAAGCAATCAAAGATGTTCTTGCTAAAAGAATTGATTTGTTTACTAAAATAGAAGAGCCTGATTTGGATAAGATAAATAAATTGGCTTCTGTCATGATTAATGGTGATGATGACGACGATTCTGGATTTGATGAAGATGAAACTGCGGCAGCGCCGGTTGATGCTGCGAAGTCTGATTCTGATGCTGGCGATGACTCTTTAGAAGATGAACTGGAAGATTCTAGTGATTCTCTTTCAGAAGAAGCGCCTTTTGATTCTGATGCGAAAAAAGAATCATCTGATGCGAAAAAAGAATCATCTGATGATGATGCTGCCGATGATATCGATGCTAATAAGGAGATCGAAGATCTCTTGGGTCAGTTAGATGACGACGAGTAGGACTGGTCATTAAAGCATCGGGCGGCGGGGTCTTTTTAGGCCCCGCCGTTTTTGTATGGAGATTCATATGAGCGGTGTTGCGCTTTTTATAGATGGCAAAAATGCGTTGTACAGAGCTGTATACGCAGTTAGAAATGATTTTAAAAAACAAATAAAAAATCATTCTTTTGTTGCTCTTCTTCGCCAATACACACATTGGATGAACAAATATAGACCAACTTCGGTTCATGTATTTTGGGATGCACCTAGAAAAGAAGTATGGCGCAGGGATATTCTTAAAACTTATAAAGAAGGAAGAGACAATAACGCATATATTGAAGATGTATCAGAAGATTTATTTAAAATCCAAGAAATGTCTAAACAATTTTTTAAATGCATGAATGTTAGACAATATGGTCGTAAAAAGATGGAAGCGGATGATATGATATATGCGGCGGCTGCTGTGATGCATCCGCAAAAAATTGTGATTGTTTCAACAGATAGTGATTTGATTCAAATACCATTTGTGTTTAACAATTGTAAAGTCTATAATCCTAGTAAAGACATAGAACCGGATATTCCTGATGTTAATCCGGCAGTGCAAAAAGCGTTGATGGGCGATAAATCAGATACTGTCGATGGTTACAGAGGAATAGGCCCAAAGAAGAGTAAGATTCTTTTGGAATCTCATTCTGATCTTCGAGAATTTTTGGATATACAGGGCAGAGAAAAATTTGTCCAAAATTTGATGCTTATCGATTTGTCTCTATGTCCTTCTTTGTTGATTAACAGATTGTATATAAGAAAGAAATTAGCTGAAAATACCTCATACTCCAAAAATAAAATAATGGAACTCATTCAAAAGTACAAAGTCAATGGCCTAATGTCAGATTTTGCTGATTTGGTCTTGCCATTCAGTAATTTAAAGGAGTGAATAATGGCGATAGGGATACATGTTGCGAGAGTAGGTTTGTTTACTGTCGATTCCAGTACTGGAACACGTATTGACAAAGAATCCGGCACGACCACAATTAACCAAATGAAAACTATGAACCATGACCATTTGGTCATACCAGATGCTGACATAGCTAATTCTGCTAGTTATCCAACGGTAAAA